TAAAACATGGTTCGCCCAATCCCTGGTGTTTTCCTTAACAAGGACACTTACGGTGTCAACTCGGATCAGGAACGCGATCGACTTCCCGTGCTTGATCAACATGTTCGATGCAGTTTGACTGACATCCTCGTCGGTGACAAGGGAATTCCGATCATGATGTGCCTCGCGGGACTTCCCAACGCAGAGGATGCTGACGACATTGCCAAGCTTGTCATTGGCGCAATTGTCAGTGCTTCTGGTGTCTCTCCGGATGCGGCCAAGATCTCTAAGCATCCGAACGACATCTTCTCCGCGGTCGTCAACTGGGCTCGTGCGAAGTTTTCCTCTCTCGTTGATGAAGACAACGACACCGGAGATGCAGACGTTCCGGAAGGTAGCAAGACAGCAGAGAAGAAATCGGTTGGCAACGCTTCTTTCCCTTCCAACGAGTTCCCCTCTTGGTTCCAAGAGCTCGAGATTGAGGAAGGCGCTTTACTTGACGCGAATCGAGTGAATGAATTCGAACTCTACGCATACGCAGGTGTTCTTGCTTTCGCAATTGCGAAACAGCCTGACGCAGCTAATCTTGAGGCATTCAACTCGAAGCGTCGAAATGCGGTTGCAGCCTCTATGGTCAAGCAGGACATGCAAATCTTCGTCGACAATTCTCCTCACTTGACTCTCGAGATCCTCGGAAAAGTTCACCGAGTTTTTAGCATGATGGTATCGGATCGTGCTTGTGTCTTGTCTGCCGTTGTGGACAATGATGTCAATTTGATCCAAGGTCCCAAGAGAATGTTTTACACGATCTTCCGCTTGTCTGCCGGAGCCTCTCTCAACACTTTGCTGATCATTACGAAGTTTGCTCGACGATTCCCTCAGCTTTATCATGAATTTCCAGACCTTGAAACTGAGTATCACGCAACCTCTCGTGCCTTGATTCGTTTCTACGACGCTGCAGAGCACCGCAGACTTTACCTCAAGGTCATCTTTGGAAGCGCTTATGTTCCAATTGATCGAAACGACGTCTCTAATCTGCTCGGAGTAGCTGTATTCGCTCTAGCTCAATCTGACCGCACTCTTGCGAACTATCGCGGCGGACAGCTCACAGTTTCTCATCGAGAGAAGCTTCTCCGTCTTCTTAACATTTCCGCTGACAAGGCTGAAGAAGTTGAGACAATCGAATCCGCCTAATCATTCCCACATTCCCCAGACTCCCCACACACTGACTGCGACAGAGGTATTTAATAAAACTTAGGAGTAAACTCTAGATGCGCATAATGACGACCTGCCAAAAAGCATTGGAGGATTTGGCGAATGTGCTCGACATTCTAACGAGATGTCTCTCCGAGGCTACTCAAGAGAAGTCTGATTTCGAGGAGATTCACACTCCTTCTGACGACGTGATTTCTATTTCTTCTGCTGAGCAAAGTGCATTATAAAGGGGAACGTTGGTATTAGATTATATAAGTCGTGTATTAAATAAAACTTAGGAGATAACCGCAATCATGGATTTCTCAGAGCTATTCGATCCTGGAGACGAAGGACCGGTGCGGTCTTCTGCTGCGGCCGAGAAACACCTTCGGAGTCCAATATTGGCATCCTTACTCAATCGAATACGTGAATTCGCATCTGAAGTGATGATAGAGCAAGAGAAAGATAGAGGAGGTGCCGGAGTGAAGTACATTCCTCGGGAAGTGTCACATCTCATACAAAAAGTAGCTCGCAAATCTTCAAAGTTCAGCTACTCATCGCTTCCGAGACTGGTAGAACCGTGGTTAAAGGATTTACCTCTAGTATCTCAGGTTCCGGAAATTGTAACTCCAGATGTTTATCCAGATCTATTCGCGCGTACTCTCGGTTCTACTATCGCGTTAGAGGAATCTTGGAAAGAAGCATTCGAATTGTATCACAAAGAACTCGACGCTTTTGCGAAATGGGGAGAACTTCCGGAGATCAAGACGTACATCGAAAAAGAACGGAATCACGTCCCGATTTTATCTAAGTCTACGTACCTCTCCTATGAGCAATACAGATACTGGGATCTAATTGTCGAGAGATACCGATTTCGAAAGAAAAATGAAAAATTCGGTGCTGATCCCTTCAAAGTTGGAGATTCTCGTTTTTTCTTCTATGACGGGTTTATTATGGAACAGATTGGTGTTCCTATCTTAGAGACTAAAGAAGGACGAGTTGTCAAGCGACGTGCGCCTGAGAGACGTCTGTACACGTTTGAGCAAATTCAAATGTTACAAGATTCGTGCCTTGCTCGCTTTAATGCTTATCTCGCAATCAATAATCAAATGCACAACTCAGCTGAAGATATGGAATCCTTACTAACACGCTTATTGAAGTGGCAGGAGTCCGTACTAAGAATATACGGAAATCTTGGATATGAGCTAGTGAAAGGACCGGAATCCGTCGCTAAGGCCTATTTGACCAAGATTACTAATGGTGATGTCATGGACGTAGGTTCTTTCGAGAGGACTGTGAACAAGTTGAAAACAAAAGAAAGGAAACTCGCTAAGAAACGATACAGTGAGAATCCACCTTCAGGACTCCGAGGACTTGCGAAAACGCCTCTTACCGATGAACTTGCACAAATTATTGTGGACTCATCTGATATTTGGTCTTGCGCAGAATTGTTCGGTTGCACTAAACTTTCCGGACATCCGTTTGTCTATGCTGAAGTGTCAGCTGAATCGGTAAGAAGCGAGGGATGTCCTCAAGCCAATTACGATCTACTGGCAATTACCGAACACCACCGACACTTCATGCATATCGTATTGGAGAGATATTTGTCTAAACACAAAACATGGCCGCCCTTCTTTAAGAATCAGCATCCCAAAGAAGGCACGAAGCTGCGACATCTTTATGACCATGACGTGAAACATGTTCCCAAGGGATCGTATCCGCTCTCGGACTGGGACGATGTCGAGTTTGGAAAGTTCATGGAGTTTGATTTCTCTCCAGATTACTTGGATATGATCGACGACAAAGCAATATGTCCTGGAGCGTCGAAGTCAGCGGGTTTCTGGTATAAGAATGAGCCCGGAAGCTACAGACGACTACTCGAGGCTCTGATCAAAAAGAAGGACATCGACACTGTCGCAATCGTCGAGAGAATGCGGAAAGGGATGTTCTACCTTGAAGAAAGAATCATCGAGTTGACGCAAAAAGAGAGAGAATTCAAAACTTCGGCTAGATGTTTCTGCAAGCTTGTGTTCGAAGTACGCATCTTTTTCGTCTTAACTGAAGCCAATCTGAAACGATTCATGGGTGGAGACACTGGAGACAATGGGTATATGCCTCAACAAACCATGACGATGTCGAACTCGAAACTCAGGAAACGATTATACGATCTTACGTCGAATAAGAAACGTAGCAACACTTGTTTGGTGGAAGTTGATTTTACTCGCTGGAACTTAAGGTGGAGAGCTGCTTCAGTCAACCGAATCGCCCGATCTTTGGAAAAAATCTTTGGGCTTATCGGAGTATTCTCTCAAGCTCACACATTTTTCGCAAGTTCAACTGTAGTTTTGACCGACAAACATAGTTGTCCTGAAGGAGTAAAGTCCGGAATGCCCGCACATCTTTGGCCCGAATCTGATCTAGTTTGGAGAAACCATGTCGGGGGATTCGAAGGCATACAACAAACCCTGTGGACGGTATGTACCATCGCGATGATGTACTACGCTTTGAGCGAAGAAGATTGTTCTTTTCAGATGGCAGGGCAAGGTGACAACCAAGTATTCTACGTGTCCTTCGATCTCTCTCGCACCACTTTAAAAGACGCGTTGTCCAAGTTCCTAAACAACATGGAAAGAAGATGCGAGCGACTAAATCACGAAGTGAAACCAGAAGAGTGCGTAGATTCGACTACCGTGCTCACTTACGGAAAGGAGATTTACGTGAACGGAGTGCATGTTCTCTATAGCTTGAAATTTTCTTCCAGAGCATTTGCCAGACTGGATAATTCGATTCCATCCCTATCTAAAGAAATAGCGGGTGTAGTGGCTAACTCTGTTGCAGTCTCCGGAACTCTGAGGAATACATTTCGTGCAGTTTGGTGGAAATTCATTCAAGTGCTCCTATTACTACGTCGTAGAATGAACTCTCCTATCTACGTAGCCGAGAAACCCGCCATCAAAAGATTGCTAGAGTCCAGAGTTTCTCGCGAAACGCTGTTGATCCCGGGTTCTCTAGGAGGATTACCAATGATGCCATGGACTCGTTATTTCAGTAAAGGAGAGACAGATGATGTCTCCTTCGACGTAGCAGCGACGTATTACTTGTCGAAGTCCGTCAGCTTGATACGGAATTACATGTCCTTACTAATTCAAGGCGAGTTCACCGCTAGAGAAGTGGATCAAGCAAATCTCATCAATGATCCTCATTCCATACCAATCGAACGTCCGAATGATGCGTCTCACCTGGTTGCAGATATAGTCGGTAAAGAGTTGCCCAAAATTGTCATCAACAGCGATCTGAAACCGCTTGTACAACCATCCTTAAAGAATAAGGGCGAATCATTCAAGAGAGAATTGTTGAAAATGAAGCCTCTTTATCCCGAAATCGCCAGTGATCTGTTTGCCTTGACTCCTGCCGGACTATATCAGAAAACTGTCAAGC